ACCTAGCTTCCTCTTCTAAAACTAATTTCTGTTGTTCCAATCTTAAAAATTCACTTTCTATTTGTTCTGCATTAAATTCCTGTTGTGCTAACTGTCTTTCCGTTTCTGCATCTATATTACTTTGTGCTAAATCCTGCTTTTCTTTTTCTAATGCTAAATCGTTTGTTTTTTGTTCACTTAAAAATCCGGTTACAGTAGCTTCTACAGCTAATAGCTCATTCTTAGCTTCTTGTAAAGCTATAGCGTTTGCATCCGCTTGGTTTTTATTATAAGCTAATTGGGCCGCATTTAAAACTAACTGCGCATTCTCCTTCATTACCCTACCTTGTTCTTCTAAGGTATCTCTTAATTTATTGTTAGCTGTAATTCTTTGCTCTATAGTGTTTCTTTCTTCATCTCTTACTTGCCTTTGTTGTTCCGCTAAAATATCATACTGTTCTATTAAACCAGCATTAGCTACCTTTGCTAGTTCAGCAGCTTTGTTAGCTTTAATAGTTTCTTTTGCTTGTGTTACAACTGCCTTAGTATATCCAACAACCGTTTTCTTTACTGCTTCGAAACTTTGATCTTGTCCTGTTATTATATCTACACTTTCCCTTCCAGCCTGCTTGAAACTTTCCATAGCATCAGAAAAGTCACCTTTAAATAATTGCCCTAATCCTTTTCCTATAAATCCTAATGTTTCTTTAAATTGGTTAAATCTATCTATTACACCTTTTTTAAATACATTAACAAATTCCTTCATAGTTACTAATGGATCTGTAAATAAAGCATTAAAAAATTCCTTAACAGTACCAAAGTTTCCTACAATAAAATTTACAAAGTCATTAAATGCAATAGATACCACCTCAAAGGCTGTATTATATAAATCCATTACATGTTGGTTTGCCTGGAATACTTTTTTAAGTTCTCCAGCTGCTGCTATTATTAAAGCAAAAACACCCAAGCCTCTACCTAACTTTTTTATAGCTCCACCGATTTGTTTTACTCCTTTACCTACATTACTAGCAACACCTTTTACACCCTTTAAACCTTTTTCAGTGGTTTCATTACTTTTTTCTACAGTTTTACTTAACTCAGCTACTTGTTGTTTTAGTTCCTCTACCTGTTTTACTGCCTTATCGGTTTTAGCTACTAGATCTACTGTAATTTTTTCCATTGTCTTTCTTGTTTAAATTGTTGAAACATTTCTTTCATAGATTCAGGAAATTTATATTTTCCTTGGGCAATTCTAATGCTTTCGGATTCACCATTTGCAGTTTTTAATAATTCTAATATTGCTTCTATCATTTTTATGTTTATTAAGGTTGTCCTGGATCAGGATAGGATCCAAAGTCGTTTAATAACTCTAAATCAGATTCACCATTTTTTAAATTGGTTGTTATACTATTAATCCTATATACTCTGTTAGCAATAACAAACTTATCAGCTAAAGTATACCTACGTAATATCTTTAAAGGCAAGAATGCTTTTACTTTTGTTAATCTTCTTTTTGTTTTAAAAACATCTCCAATATAATTAGCATAATAAGTACTAAATAAATTACTGGTAAAACTTTGTGTAGGAGAATATTCATTATTTTCTTGGTTAAAGTGTATAGTTCTGTTATCAGTGCTAGAGTTTGTACTCACACTATTGCTTGGAATAAAATAATCATCTATAGAAACATGGCTACCAGAACTACTATCGTCATCCTCTAAAAAACTTATTTCTGTACCATTTGTTATTTGTACTGGATAGAATAATAAAGGTTGTCCTAAGTAAGATTGGTCGTTATCATCCACAAACCAACCTACCTGCGCATCTGTATCTGAATAAGAATTACCAGCGTCTAGCATTCTTTCATATTTCATATGCTCGAAAGGTGCTTCTACTTTATAAATTGTTCCTGCTATTTCATTAACCTCATCTGTACCCCCTCTGTATTCAGCTGATCCCCATGTTGTACCTTGTGTAAGTTGGGAATGTTGTATTGCTAATTTTGTTCCTAATCCTTTGTATTTAAAATCTATTTCCTTATATGGTAAAGCAACATCCACTTGTGAGTTATTATTATCTATGTATTCATCTATAACATACTCCACACCATACCTATAATATTCGTCTAATGGTAAAACCTTTATAACACCGTTGTCCTGTTTAAAAGCTGTTAAATTAAACATTTTAAATAATCCAGTTAAGAAATCTATAACCTTCATGTTAGGCATCTGAGCTGTACCACTAAATTGTTTTGTTGCTGCTATACTATAAGTACTTACAGTAAAAGTTTGGCTTTGTAAATTTACAAGATCATTAGCTTCAAATTCCACAGCATTATTAGAAGCATTACCTACTGTAAAAGTTTCAGATACTATAACATTTACATTATATATACCATTTCCCATCTGTGTGTCAATCTGTATACCTGAAGGTGCTGTTTGTGTTTCGGACTCTACCACTGTTCCATCCTTTATTATTTGTACGGTGTAATCACTAGTTTCATCTGGAGCTCTAACTGTAAAGGTACTAACCAATTTATGTGAACCTGTAAAACCTGTTATAACTATATTTTCACCAACTACAAGAACATTGTTCATAGTGGAATTAGGTAAACCAAACTGAACTAAATTATCATAAGTTTGTGGTGCATTAGGATCATCAATGTTTCCTTTTTTCCTATGCATCCACATATACATATCGTTGTAAACTAAATTAGAAGATGCAAAGAAATCAGTAGAAAAGGTTAAACTATATTTTTCTTCTATAGCTTTTATTATTAAAGGTACCCTTATTGCAAATTTTAATTCTTCCCAATACACTCCATGGTGATGATGTGTGCCATTATGGTAATATAAATTACCACCGTTAGGATTAGGATATTCGGAGTCAGTGGAACCACTTATTGTGGAATTATAAAACAATCTTGTTGTGTGTGTAATTAAAGGAACAACCAATGCATCATTATAAGTTACACTATCTACAGTAAAATTTAAACCTGCTGTTAAACCAGATTTTATATTTGCCATACTGTAATTAGTTGTAAAATTATTTAACCAGGTTAAACTATCCAGCTTATCTTCACCTAGCAAATCTTTTAAATCTATAGTGTTGCCAAAGAAAGTAATTCTATAAGCATAGGGTTTACCATTAACCATATCCACACCATCCAATTTAATTTTACCCTTTTGAAATGGTAGATAATTTAATTCTATAGTGGCATTCTTTTTTACCCTAGCATCAAAACCATCATCTATGTTATAATTGTAATAATGTTGGAATACTTTATTATTATCCTTACTTGCTGGTAAAGAAAATGTTTTAGTAAAATTAGTAAATACTTTAGCAATGTCTTTAACATTCTGTATAGTTTGCGTCAAGGAAATGGATTCATCTTTAAACATGCTCATTCTCTGCCCTTCTATATAAAGTTGTATGTTTTGCATTTATCTTACGTCATTTATTTTATTAAAACTATATTCAAATTCTAAACTATATTGTATTAAACTATCATTTACACTAGTCTTATATTGTAAGCTTTTTGTATTTAATGTTATAGGTTTAACATCCACACCATCATATACCCATGTTTGTTCCGATAGCATTAATTGCTTTATTACCTCGTTAAATGATTCATCTATAAAACCTGTGTTTACTTGTATGTTTTCCTTACCGGTAACATGGAATTGTCTTATCTGGTGCTTCTCTTTGCTATAAGTAGGATCCTCTGCAAAATCCATTAAATTCCTTTTGTAACTATCAGGATTAATTTTAATACCCTTTGTTGATTTTTTATTAAAAGGTAAAGATTGTAAAGCACCATATTTGTTATAGAAAATAATTTCTAAAAATTCAAACTTTGGTTCACACACTTCCTCTAGTGTTATAGTTTTACTTTGTGCATAGTTAGATTTACTAGTGCTAACTAATATTGTATCCCCTGTGCTTAAATTATTTGTGTTGGCTATTCTTATGTATGCTATTTTATCCTGTGAAATATTTGTATCACCAATACTAATATCCGAATCAATATCTCCCCAATTAGAATCGTATAAGTTCCAGAATTCCTCTGTTATATTCCAATACACACTATTTTCACCATCATCACCCACACTAGCAGATCCTTCCGCTTCAGCAAACACTGGGAATATAATATCTCTACCTTTCTTAAAATATATAATGGTATTAGATTGTAATAGCTGTGGAGTATAATTGTTAACGTCTGCTACAGAATAATTTTCACCACTGTTAAATATATCTGCTTGTATGTTTATTTGTGTATCACTGTCAATGGATGTAATTATAGAACTTGTTGAATCTGTTGTGTTATTTATAGTATCCCCAATACTAACTGTTTTAGTAAACTTAGCACTAGAATCAATAAGCTTATAAGAACCAGAACCTGTTGTTGTACCTGTAACTTTGGTAACATCCGGATTGGTGGATGTTCTAGGATTAACGCCATCTTCAAAATATCCATAACCATCAAAAGCTAAATAGTCATAATTTTGCGTTTCAGGGCTACCTACTGATTTTGTTATAATTACATCAGCTTCTACCCATACACCATCAGTTGCATACGATCCATACTCCGTAACTATATAATCTCTTATTAATTCAGTAAACTCAAATATAACATAGTTGTTGCTACCTATCTTATCCTTAGATATAGTGTAAGTAGCATTAGCAGGTTTGTCTGTAGTTAACGTACCACTGTATATATATAGACTTAATTCCGCAGAGCTTAAATTACCTGAACTCGGTTCTATCTTAATATAATAAGGGCTTCGTGAATTTATAATCGTGCTCATAATGTTTCTATTGTAATGTTTATTATATCTTGTTTAAATGCTTCACCTAATCCTCCCGGTAATCTTTTAAAAGCTTGCTTAAATGGCTTTGTAAAAAAGAAGCTAGGCTTTATACCTTGAGCAAAAATAAACTTCTGTAGCACGTATGCTATAGCGTTATAATTACCTTTTACAAATTTACCTTTCTTATCTCTTAATCTAAAGTTCCTTTGCTTTGCCCATTTCTTAATAAATCCACGTGGAGGTTTCTTGTTCTTAAAACTGAAAGGACTATTGGGAGCTTTTTGTTTACCAGTTAATCTGTTATTAGTCCACTTTGTAATAATGCTAGGATCTTTACCTTTTACACCTTGATCTACAAAGTCACCATATTCATTCATATAAATTATTAAATTTAATCCTTCCGGTGTAGGTACTATTTTATGCTTAAGGGATTTATATAGATCTCCCGTAGCACTTTTCTTTTTTTTAGTTAGATTAGTTCTTGCTTGTTGTATTACGTACTTAGCAAACTTATTTAATATTTCTTCCGTTTCTTTTAACTGCATATAGTCATGTCGTTTCTAATTATTATATCATAAGTTGCTGTCCATCCAGCTAATTTGTTTTCAAATCTATCCACAAAAGGTTCACAAGTTACATTACCTTCTACTTGGTATAGATCGCTATACAAACTGCCTCTTCTTAATAAATCTGTTAACTTAGCTGCAACAGCAAGTTGTGTATTTAAAACATCCTGCTCATTGTCGTTACCAATAAATTTATCAGTGCTTTCAGCTTTGCTTATATCCACCACATCCATAAATAAAACAGATATGCTAAAGCTTATTGTTTTTTCGTTTAAGGTTGTATTATTTACAATTATATGAGACAAGGGGAATATGCTCTGCTTATTTAAATCCACATCATCTATATTACCTATAGATACAGTATTAACAAATGGCTCAGCTTGTAAAGTGTCCTTAATTTTTTTTATTACATCGTAGAATCCTGTCATTTTTTAAATTTATTTCTTATTCTTTTATTTTCTAATTCAACTTTATCCTTTTCAAAAGCTAAATACATTAAACACTCATGTAAGCTAAAACTGGTGATTTGGTTAAAGTTCCTAATGTCTCCTCTAGCAATTCCATATAAAGACTGATACCAGCCCCACTTCCTTCCAAAGTTTGCTTCGACAGAGAATTCACTTCCTTCTCCGTTAAAGATTTCAGGGTATTTATCGATAATTCCTTGCTTAAACTGTAAAAAAAAATAAGTGATCCCATTACCACACTTAAAGGCATATCTTTCATATTCTCATTTGCGCCTTCATAATCATCTATTATATATTTCCCAGAACTTTTATAATTTACAGGTCTATATAAAACACTCATAGCTTTATGCATGTTTTCCCAATCGGACAAATAATTATCCAGATCTATATATTCTCCAAAGGTTATATCATCTAACTTAGGTATAAAACCATATTCCTTTTTGTTATATGTAAAAGTCTTTTTTAAAGGTTGTTTTTTTTGAAATAGGTTATCTATATGTTTTAGTATTTTGTTAAGGCTATGATACTTTATTTTAACCACATTCTTTAAATCTATCTTACAGAAAATTTCTACCATCTTTTGGTTTAAAAAATCATTATTGTCTTTACCATCGGACATTTTATAAAACTTCTGATATTGCCCTAATGTTATATCATCTAATGATGTTGGCATATAAATATCTACTTTCATATTAAAACAATAAGATTTAGCCAATACTGTATAAAAAGAAAGGCCACTACTTCTAGTGACCCTCCAACCAATAAACAAAACAAAATTAATCTATTTCATAATCTCATTACCAAATCTTCTAGCGTAGTAATGTGCGTAAACTTTTTGTAAAGCATTTTTTAATTCCTCTTCCTGCTTGTATATTCCTTTACCTATCATTCTATGCCCATTTATATTTATCTCTATTTTAACAAAGTGTTTCTTTCTACCGTTTGGAGAAGTATAAGTTTTTGTCTGAACAACAGGATAAGCTATTATTCCTTTCTTAAAACACCAACGTTGTTCTGTTTGTCTACCATCGTTTACAAACTCATCATTATTTCTGTATCTCATCGCTATTCTTTTTTTCTAGTTCCATGTTTAGGAAAGTGTTTCTATCTATTAAATTATTAGATAAATCTTTTACAATGTATCCATGCTCCACAATATGCTTTATGTAGTCGTTAATCCTTTTAGCTTTTTCTGGAAATGTAAAAGGTTCATTAATCTCTTTTTGTTTTGCCATATTAGTTTTCTATTTTAATTCTGTTATCTAGTAATTCTATAACAGCTGCAATATGATGCTCTTTCCTTTCTTTGCTTACTGCAGTTTCTTTTACTCTAATCCAAAAATGATTAGACTTTTCTGGAGCAAATATATCCTTTAATAAATTACCAAATCTTCTCATTGGCCTATATATCTTTGTTACTCTTGTTATTCTCATAATACTAATATAAATAAATTAATTGCAAGTAAGTTCCTATAATTGCTACGGACCATAATAATAATCCCCATGTAAATGATTCTAAAAATTGTTTCATATTATTGGTTGTTGTATTTAAATAATATGTTACCATGTATGTATTGCATACAATCCCTCACTGTTGCAAAGGATCTATTTTCGTATACCATATCCAATTTTTCATCCTCATATCTTGCAACTCTCCAAGTATTTACAGATTTTTGATAAAAAGGTTTGTGTGTTATCTTTATTCCAAAGACGTTAATAAAAGTATTTTTCATTTTAATGTTTTTTTGTTATACTAAATATACAAACATTTTGTTAACAAACAACGATACTAATAAAACTTTAACGTTTACCAGATATGGTACTCCCCTTTGTTAGGATCCTCTAATTGTGAAGTTAATGCATAACGCATAGAATCGATGGCATGATTGTAGGCATCAATAGGTTTGTTTAATACATTACCCTGCTTATCACTAAGCCAAGTGTAATTTCTTAATTCGTTTATTAAATTCTTGCTATGTGAGGTTATGTATATTTTATTTTGGTTTATTAAGCTTAAACCATGGTTAATGCTATCTCTACCTTTTTTTACTGGATATACTAAATGGCCATAATGATTCAGCTCCGCGATACTTTTAGGTTCAGCACTATCAGCATAAACCATTTCAGTTGCATTGTAAGTTTTTAATAGGTTACTTATATCCCTATTTAACAAACCTTTCTGATAAAATACTTCGTCAAATATATATGCATCGTTGTATTTATATAATGCCACTAAAGTTGTTGGATCATTGCTATAGCCAAAATCCATCCCATAGCATAATAACCTAGCCTCCATAGGTAATTCTATTTCTTTCCAATCAGGTATACAAACACCTTCCAAACTACCCACCTGTCCTAATCCATACACCTTCCACCAGTTTGACCAATAATTACTTGTTTTAGCCTTATACCTTGCCTTTTCTATTTCCTTTATAATTGTATCAGGTAATGCTTCATTGTCCTTATACGTTAATATAACATGGTCTACATCATCAGATGTTAGAACTTCTTTGTCTACCCAGAAGGTACTTGTTGGATTATAATCTAACCATATCTCATTGCTTGTTCTTACCATTAGTTGTTGGTAAGCATCAAAAGGTATATTGTTACATTCGTTTATATATAGATCCGTACGTCTTGCTCCTCTTAATTTATCAGATTGGTCAGTACTAAAAAATTCAATATAGCTACCGTTGTTAAAATTATACTTTAAGATAGACTTATTAAATTGTGCATCTCTATACCTATTCAGCATCATCATTATCTTAAGGAAATCTTTTAAAGCTCCTCTTCTTAAATGTGGAACAGATTCAGACACTATGCTTATCTCCGAATGTGGATTACGAATAGCTTTGTCTATAAGTAAAGGAATTATGCCAAATGTCTTACCAGCTGAAGTACCTCCACAAACTACTTTAATGCGTTTATGCAATTTATGTAACTTCTTAATTGCTGTTGTTACTAGGAAACTCACAACTCAAATATAGGCTGTTCAGTGTTTAATGTTATGTCTTTTGTCTCCTTTGGCTTACCTGCGTAATAGTGATAAAACAATTGTACGTATTTAAAATCACCGGATTCAATACCTTCTTTCAATGCGGAGAATGCTTTATCCTCTAAAGGACTTAACCTTTCTATTAGTTGGACTTCTTCCGATTTAGATTTACGCCCTGAATTATTTCTTTTACCGCCTCTCATTGTTTGAAAAAAATTGATTAATCAAAAGAACAATAGAATTTATTAGCATTTGTTAAACAGTCAATTCTTTCTGTAATCTTTTAATTTGTTGCTTAGCGTTAAACAACTGATATTTTAAATCAGCGTTTTGTCTTTTAATATCTTTAGGCTTTAACCTTTTGTATTCCTCCTGAACCTTTTCTAATATAACATCATAAGACTTTTTAAGATAAGGATTCTGATCCAACCATGCAGGAAAATTCCTTATTGCGTATAATACTGTAGCATGATCTCTACCTACTGTTTCACCTATTGTCTTTAATGTAAGATTAGTATTGTGTTTTAATATAGTAAAATACATTGCTCTTGCTTCAACTACCGGTCTCTCTCTTGTGTTTCTTTCTATGTTAACGGATAATTCATCGTTAATCAGTATTTTTAATCCCTTTGCTTCCATTGTAACTTTCTTTAAATAATTTTAATGCTTTGTTCATCCCGGAACAGATCTCATATTCCTCCGCATCTTCGTAAGCCTGAATTATTGCCTCTATGTGTTCTGGCTCTGCTCCATTTACCAAATCGTGTATCGTTAGTATAAAATGTTCGTCTATTATATCTTTTCGTTTCACTAAGCATCTAATGTTCCTCTGATTATATATTCATTTAACTCTCTCTCTTTTTTTACAAAATACTGCTCGTAAACTTTTAAAGCATATTCAACTTTATCTTTACCTGAATTGTAAAACTTCTCCGTTACATCATAGGTACCCAAATCACCAGAAGATTTATCTATCGCAAAGAAAATAAAATTATTCCATTCTACATTAAATATTTTACAATATATATAAACTTGTATGTCATAATTATATCTTTTAGCAGAATACTTAAAAGCTTTTAGATCAGACGTTGTCTTTAAATCTGCTATGTAATCTTTACCTAATACATCTGCCTTTGCTCTAAAAGGATAACCTTGTACTATATCAAATCCAGGTATTTCAAATTCAGCATCTCTTGTTAGTTGTTGCCATACATCATTTTGTAATAAAGCATCCACAGTGTACATTGCTCTATCATAATCCTTTCTTGTATATACAAAATTAGCACTACCTATTTCTTTTACTTTTTCTTTATAAGCTTTTGTTACTGCTGATTGTACCTCTACCACATGAACTACCTCTTCCAGTTTGTTAGGTTCTAATGCTGCTAAGTGTATCAACCTGCCCATTTTAAAAGCAGGGTTGTCAGAAGAGTAATGTAAAGATCTAGCGTACTCTTTAGGTGAATCCAATAAATATTTTATAGAGGAACTACTTAATGCATATTTACCAAGCTCTCCATAATAAAAAGAATCGTTGTACATTTTTTTAAGTAACTTCTCTTTATCATACACATCACCATTTAATAACTGTATTTTTTTTCTTCTCTTGCTTTTAGCATAAATACTTTTTAATTCATCTATAGCAATATAACAAGTTACTTCGCTATGATAAGACGGACTTACACTAATTGCTAAAGCATCTATCTGGTCAGATGTTTCAAATACATAATCCTTCTCCAAAGTAACTGTCACACCTTCTTTTGCCCATTCTTTAAATCCTATCTTTGGAGTCATAAATGTTATATTCTTCCAACTTGCCTTTTTAACTACCTTTCTCATTGTTTTACAAATGTATTATTTTTCATTGAACCTTTGCGATCTTTTATTTCATTATAAGCACTTTCAATGCAATCTTCTATATTTAGACCTTCTATTTTAGCTAAGTTAGTTAAAACAACAACTATATCACCTATAGCATCTTGTATCTCCTCCATGTCACGATCTAACAAAGCTTTAGCTAATTCACCTGCTTCTTCTTGTAGTTTTACATATTGCGTTTTAGAATCACCTTGTTTATAGATTCCCCGGACTCTAGCCCATTCCCTTATTAATTCAAATTGTTTTTGCATAGTATTTATAAAATTTACTGTTAATGTTTTCTATATTATATTGCTTATCTCCTTTTAATCTTAAAGGTTTCTTTTTCATATCTACAAAAGGTATTAAATCCCTGTAAGCTTCTTTTAATATGCTCTTGCCTTTTCTTTTATTATAAGGCAAAGATAAAGCAAAAAGTATTATTTCCGTGCTTAAAAAAGGATTACGTGCTTCTATTGTATGCATCATGCTCATTCTATCTATTCTGATATGATGGAAATAAGGTAGCTCCTGAAAAATATCATATCTCTGCGTATCCTCTATTAAACACCTACCATAACCACCAAACAATTCATCTGCTCCATCTCCTGTTATTACAGTGTTTATACCTAACTGTTTAGCTTTCTTAAACAATTTATACTGTGGCATTAAACTACCATAATCTAAATTATGCTCATAAGCAACTATAGCTTTTTCATAATCCTCTTCTTGCATTACATCATCTATATACTCTATGTTAAAACCTAAATAGCTAGCCATCTTCTCCGCATTATTTTTTTCATTATTTTCTATTGATATTGCTTGAAATGGAATTTTGTTTTTAATTAAATGATACGCCATGATGCTACTATCCAAACCACCACTAAATAATAAACCTAATTTACCATAGTTAACTACTGCCCTTTTCAATACACTTTCATTAATTAAACTAATTAGCATTTCGTTTTCTAAATTTTTAACAGAACCTAAATCCATTCTTTTTAAATAACTAAAGGAATATGTTTTTGCTTTGTAAGCTAAACCAAATTCATTTTCGTACCTGTAAAATTCACCAGGCATAGCTCTGTATATATGTTGGAAACAAGTATTAAGTGTTCCCATTTTAGGTGTTCCCATTAATAGATTTTTATTTCTTAATGGTTTTATCTCGGAACATATACCTATTTCGGAATAGTATAATTGTTTTTTACCTAAAGGATCAGTAAACATTGTTACACCTTCTTTGTCTATAATACATATAGACCAAAATCCATCCCATAACTTATAGTCTTTCTGGAACTTTTTATTATTTTCTATACCTTTTTCAAACAAAGATTTTAAATAATGCACATCCGATTTATAATTTCCAAATTTTTTATAATTAAATATTTCACCATTAAATACTAAATAACCATTTTTTAATTCAACAGGTTGATTTAAACCAGAACCGTTGGAATTTATAGGTAAAGAAGCAAAGTGAACATGCCAACTATATATTTTTTCATAGAACTGATTTACTCCTCTATGCTCTATACCAGATTTAGTTTCTTTTTTTGTTAATTGTATTCCGCACATAATTTTCTAATAGAATATAAATCGGATTTAAAACAATGAAAGGATCCTATCCACATATTTAAATCACCAGGTTGTAAATTTGTTTGTTCGCAAACGTGCTGTAGCAAACGATAAGTCATGTAACAATCATTTCTGAAATGCCTTACTATATCACAGGATCTAATTAAATAATTAACGTTTAGCTTATCATTTTTATAATAGAACCAATATCCTAAAGTACACGGAACCCTTACTTTATTATTAGATTGATCCTCCGGATGCCATACAGAAAGAAAGCTTTGTCTATTATATTTGTTATTATTTAACCTTTCTATTATATCATTTAAATCACCACAATCATATCTTCTACCTTTTAAATCATTGCACCAATATCTTTCCATGTAATTATGGCTAAATTGACCAGTAGATCTAAATAACTTTTCATTGTTGCCATTTTTATAATAAGGCCAATTTTTATATTGTTTACCAGGGTTAATAGGAAATCCATTTATTCTTTCCTGGAAATGATCCTCTGACCATGGCATATCAGGATTAAAATATTTAACAGGGTTTTTTATATCTTTAAATAATAAATTAACATTATAGCATTCCAATAAAGGATTCTTTGTATCTATATCAATACTTTGCCATTCACCGTTCTTGCTATATTCCCAATCGGTTAAAAAATTATTATATATTTTACCAAGGTAAGGGTTCATCATTTTCAGTAATATCTGATTCTACGTTAATGTTTTCTTTGTAATTATTTAAAGCACCTATGTAAGCACATAAGTCTAAAAGATTATCTTCCTTGTGCTTATGACTTTGTCTTGCCAACTTAAGTGCTATCTGAAAATAATAAATATCCTGCACTACAATACGTTTACCAGTTAAGACAGAAGCTATATCAGCTGCCTTTTTATTACACAAACTAAAAGGACCATATTGCCTTTCTTTTTCTTCTCCTCTTTTGTTAACTATNTCGTTAGCTTTTTTTAATATATTCATTTTGTATTTTTTGTTTTATTGATTCCATTTCTATTCTATTTGTATACATATACATTATATTTAAACTTTTAATTAAATTAGAAATCTTTTTTCTTTTAATTCTATCTTCACATCTTTCAAAAGCATCAAGAAGAAAATAGCCTATAAGATTAAAGTTTGCTTCGTATTCTTGTTTTTGTTTTAATATCATGCAGCTAATATAAACAAATAACTAACAAATCAATTATATTCTTCGTATAATTTTTGTAGATCCACTATAATTTCTTTAACACAACTAGAACAAGAACTTGTTTCCCTTTTTTCATTAAACACTCTATTATATATTTTTAATAGTTCTACTTGCCAGGAATGGCTAACCTGATTTCGAGGAGCAACAAACCATTTAGTTAAAGTATTATATTCTTCCTCCGTTAAACATTTAGGTTTTCTATAGGACCATATCTTGTTTAACTTTTCTTTTCTTCCATCGCAACCACAATCATCTCCAGCTATCCATTTAACAGCTTTTTTAATTCCAGTAGCTTCTGTTATTTTTTCTACAGTATCCCCAAAACCTTCTGAAGCTTTATTGTATTTCTTCTTCCACTCTTTGTATTCTTTAGTACGTTTGTCTTTAGGTGCTTTCATAATTCTTTGTATTTATCCCAGTCCTCCTGGTATTTATTTCTAATTTTAGTTTTACAATTCTTTAATGTATTAAATATACTAACCCAACTAATACCAGTTTCCTTTGCTAACTTACGTATGCTCATGTCCGTGTTTTTATATAGCTGAAATAGTTTTTTATCATACCAATGCCAACCTTTTATTTCATCATCAATCATTTTACAAATATCATTATAGGCTTCATTCTCTTCTATATTGTCATCATATTTTATTTTATAATCATCAATGTTTACCTTATGTACTTTGTTCTTTGCGTTGTAATATTGATAATAAGTAGTCCTTAATGTAAAATAAATATATCCTCTGTTTGCTTTACCTTTTGTTATTATCTTATTAGGATCCGCATACTTATGTAAAACAATATACATTTCCTGAACAATATCCTCCGCATAATCATATTCCCCAAAAGAATTAATTACTCTTATCCATTCCTTATGCTGCTTTGCAACTATCTCTAACCAATGTGACACCTATAAATATAATCAAAATTTCAACAATTCATTAACGTCTGTATTACCTGAATGTAATATATCGTTCCCAGCATATTCAAAACCAACATTATCAATGGCCATTCTTAATTTAATAGGATTATCAATAGGCGTTGGCCTACCTCCAGTTTCTACTTCCTTAATTTTTCTTACATGAATTTCACTAATCATCCACTTGGTAGGATGCTGTATATATCTATGGATGGTAAAGACATCATCAGCTCTATTTCCCCATTTACCACCACCTTCAACATCTGCTAAACTTGGAGGCATAGGTAAGCCATACATTTCATGTTCTTTGGTATGTGTCTTTCTTAAAGCTTCTGTAACAGCATGAGCATTTAACCAAATGGAAACTTGTTCGTGTTTACAAAACAATCTAAATTCAGAAGCTACTTGGTAATCATATTCATGTGTGCTTATTCCTTTTAATAAATTTCTATCCTTAACTAAAGAATTATAAGGGTCTATTAACAAACCATCATATTTAAAATCCTTTCTAATTAATTTGGATTCCGCTAATAAATTTTTGTAATTGTATAATTCATCAACTTCTATTATTTTAAAATATTTGTTTAACCATTCCAGATTTTCATTAATATGTTCATCCGTTACTTTGTTAACAGGAACACCAGTTTTAAACTCTATAATTTTCCTAGCTATACTTTGTGAAGAATTCTCTGCGCTAAATATTAACCATTTTATTTCATGCTTTATAGTATATAATAGCATTATATAAAGTATTACAGTTGTTTTACCGACATTAGCATGTCCCAAAATTAAATTAAAGTTAGACGATTTAAAACGTATAAATTCATCTATTTCGGGAACACCAATACCTAAACCCTGTTTTACTCTACCATACTTAACATCAAGGATTTTTTTTTGTAAATTATCTATATGAGCTAACACTAAAATAAATCAGTTGTTTCAGTATTAGAAGCTTGTGCTCTGTTTTGTATTTGCTGAGGATTTGCTATCGCATCCTTCCAAGGTGCTTTCTCTATGTTACCATCCGTCCAAACTACTTTACCATTTCCAAAATGTTCTTGTGTTGTTTGTGCAGTTCTTTCTTCTTTTGTTTGGCTATGGTATATTCTAACGTTTTGTCCATAGTCATTTGGTTGATCTTCTACCTTTAATGTTCCGTTAAGGTATTTACCCTCCTTTAATTTTTCTTTGTTTACTTTTGTAAGGTTTATACTAAAATTTATTATTGTTGCCATATTTATTATTTTAAAAGATTATCTAAATTGTTTTTTTGTCTAACTCCATTAAAGGGTTTCTTGTTATATTTATATCCTACAGTATTATTGCCATCATCATCTTCTGCTTGCAATGCTAATAAGCAAGTTAAAGTATATCTCCTGTAATAAGTTATAGCTGATCCTATTTTCTGAGGGTCTTGTATATCAGGTAAAGCCATACATGATTCTACGTAGCCACCATCCAAATCTACTATAATACTTTTTACTGTCATATCTGTTATTGGTTGCAACAAAACTAAATTATTTTTTTCTAATAAAGGTTGTAATTGTTTAATAAGTGTATTAATGTCAAAATACTTAGATTTATAAAAGGAATTAGTAGTGTCCTTGCTAATGCTTCCTATCTCTGATTGTATCTTAAATAGCTTTTTGTAAATGTTTTTTTTATCCATGTTTTAAGTTTTCTAAAATTTGTTCTTTTTGTATTAATAATCTTGTTCTAATTTCTGTGTTTTCCAAATCTTTCTCGTGTTGTTTTTTGTCTCTTTCACGTTGCTCTTCTTGCAATCGCAATTTTAAACTAAGCCTATTGTTTTCTTTCTGTAAGGCTTCTATTTGCCAATTTTTTAATCGCATTAAATCTTCTGATCCTATCATTTTTTTTCGTTATAAAGTTCTGTACCATCCGGTCTAAAAAGCCTTGTGGGATTAAATTTAATTTCATATCCATTTTCTACAAACGGATGCATAAGGTTTTTAAATATTATTTGTTCTTTTGTTAATTCCATATCGCTAATATAATAATTCCAACGTTATAAAAAAATTATTAACAAAAAAAAGGTTACTAATTAAAGCAACCCCTTTCCTAAGAAAACAAAAAAACAAAATAAAAATGCTAAAGAACTCGCACTTTTTCTTTATACAAATCTATCATTTCTTTTATATCTACATCACTAAATTTTGTAATTTTTCTAGTTTTTGCTAAAAGTTTTTCAGGTAAGTTTAATTCCTTTTCTTTTGCTAATCTTAAACCAAATTTATATTGCTCACCGTATCTCATTACATTACAGCTATAACATTGAACTTGGCAGTTATCTTCATCCCATCTAGTAGCATAATGTCTACGACTCATAAAATGACCGCATTGTAGTTTTTTATAATGATCTACCTTTCCACATGTGTAGCATTCCGACATTTCATTGGAAGCATATCTTAATCGTATATACAAGCTAAAAATCTGATCTAGTTTTTTTATAAGACCCTTTCTGGAAACTTTTCTCATTTATTAATAATATTAAAATAACAACGTTTAATATATAGCTAAGTAATTAATTAAGTAGTTAAATATTTTGATTTAAGTTGTATATTAAGCTAAGCTAAATATTAAGCATTTTAGTTTTGTTTATTTATAGGGTAACAAAAAAACCCAAGCAAAAAAATAAAAGAGATTGCCTGATCCAAGCATCGTCCAACTTTATTAGGTTATGCAAGTGTTTTGTAAATATATAAAATAATATTATATAAAATTTATTTTTTCAGAATGCTAGATGCCTTTTCTGTCGTCCGACCGCCAAAGTAAGCTAAAACAACAGCCATCATAACTTTTTCAAATGTATCATTCCAAACCTCACCTATATGAAAAGGTATGCTTTCTATGCTGTCTAATATACCTGCTAAAGAAAATACGACTATACACCAAACTAAAACCATAGGTCTAACATTTTTACTAAGCCAAGAATCAGAAATAGAATCTGCTTTCCATCTTATACTTATTTCCTCCATTTCTTTATTTTGTTGCTCATATATTAAATTTTGCAACTTAATTTTTTCTTCAGTAGGTATTTTTGCCTTGGTAATTTCAGCAATCGCTTCTCCAGGACTAGTAACTCCACTTAACACCTGTCCTAACGCCGGATTAATAACCGTAGCTGCACCAAATAATAATTTTCCTATAGTAGTATTCTTAAAGGGTTTTTTGCTCATATAACAGCATATTTTGTTTTGTTGTTTTCTCTATAAGCTTTTAGGCATCTTTTTCTATTATAATCGCTATCTATATAACTAACATGAACCCAATCAGGATTCTTATCATTACCAAATTCCCATATTAATTGATCAAAATCTAAATTGTTTTTAATATAGTTAAACATATCCGCATTAGACATATAACCGTAGGAATCATCAATATCCATAGCTCTACCTTCACAATGTTGTGATTTGCTACTACCACCTATAGCTTCATTTAATTTAACACTTCTGTAAAAGCTATTTATCTTAATAGGACCATTTACATGTAGTCTTAATGGCTCAAATATTTTTTCAGCTATTAATTCCATATTTTGCTTTTCGTATGCACCTGGTGTATTATCCAAGTTTAACCTTAATGCTGTTACGGATCTAGTACCTTCCTTTTCTGAAATATGTTTACTAATCATATATTATTCCGCAAGTACGGTTTTTCTTCTTTGTGGAAATCTATGCCCATTTATAACTTGCTGTATCTCTTTAACATTTACCTTTAACTTTAATGAAATATCAGCATTCCAAACATATACTGTTCTTCCCTTTTTAGTTAATATTAAAGTTGGTACAGCCTTTATGCTTTGCTTTATGTTATCTGGTTGGTTTTCTAAATATCCATACTGTATTTTTGCACCATGTATTTCATCCATATACTTATAGTTATTGGATACATTCCATTTTGCATTAATATGTATAATTGTTAAATCCTGTGCATTAACTTTTACAAATGCAAGGAAAGCAATTAGGACAATCAGATTTTTCATTTACGTATGATCTCATATAATTTTTCGTCAATTTTATCAAGTTTACTAGAATTTTCTTGTACTTGTTCAGCAGTGTTTTCAATGGTTTCTCTTATTAGCTGATCTTTTAAATCATATTCAGTTCTAGTTAATTCCGGTTTTGGTAATTCTTTAGCAAGTTCTATTTCCGCATTTAATGTAAAATACATAGTAGCCAGGGAAATTGTTCCAGCTATAATTATTCCAATCGTTTTTAAATCTAACTGTACGTTTGTGTCCTCACTAATTTTTGTTGCCATGTTATTCTTTTTCTTCTTCTATTTTTTCAAAAGATCCATCTTTTAAATCAATATTAATTTTACCATATTTTTCTTCTAATTTTTTTTGTACCTTACCAAAATCTTTTTGTAGGTCATTTCCGCCTAAAAGTAAAACGAATTTTTGTAGTTCTAACTGTCCAATCTGTAAAGCAACGTTGTTTATTTTGTTAACGTTTTCTTGTACTTCTTCTAAGTGTTCCGATGAAATTTTATTTTTTGACATAATAATATAATAATAAGTTAATTACACAAATGTAATAAATTAATCTTGATTATTCCATGGCGGTGATAAGTATTCATCGACTGGATTTCTTTTTATTTCTATATTTTTTGCAATATTTGATTTTAAAACCTCTACATCCAATAACGACTCTAACCAACTTACAACTTGTTCTTTTGTCAAATCGGAATAAGGTGTAAAATCTTCTCCCTCTATATATTTAACATCTTCAGCCCCAACTCTATTTGACCAGTAATCAGGGTTTTCATCATCTATTCCTACAAGCTCCCAATGTATTCTATAAATTACATTTTCTAATTCGTCTTGTTTAATTTTAGCTTCTAATTGATGTATAATCCAATTATAATTTATTTTCATAATTTTATTTATTTATTTATTTATATTTATTTTAACAGCTTCCGGTATCAATTATTAATCCATTATTACCAACTCTCATCCAATCACCAGTTCGTTGACCGCTAGTTGTATATATAGCATAATAACCAGCAGCAGCAACAGTTGTTCCAGTTTGAGTTGTATATGCTGTATAAACATTTAAAGAACTAGGCACTAAATTATTTGGATCGGTATGATAATATGTGTCAAACACAATAGCTATTGGACAAGCACTTTGATATGATGAACTGTTATAGTTATACATAAACGCTGTTCTTGGTGGGTTTTGGTCGTATGAACTAAATTCAGACATGGCTAATGGATCTTCGCCATCTGGTCGGTTATTTATTGGATTTGCTAATGCAACTGCAGGATAGCTATTACCAGAACCACTTGTATTACCACCACTTAATCTTTGAATGTCTGACATATAGATTGGATTTGTAATTGCAAAACTAGAGGTGTAACCAGCTCCAGTTCTTTCTCTGGCTACTTTTAACATGGATAATTCATCATCTGCAATACTTGGACATGCCATAATTTATTTTTTTAGTTGTTTAATTTCTTGTTTTAAACTATCAACCTCTGCTTTTAATTCTTTTATAGCTTCAATAAATACACCAGCCATATTTCCATAAGCAACAGAATATAAACCTCTATCATCTTTTTCAACAACCTCTGGCAACACTTCTAAAACTTCTTGAGCAATAACACCAAGTTTAGTTTTATTGTCTGGCACATCACTTCTTTTATATGTTACACCTCTTAATTTAGTAACTTTATCTAAAGCATTATTAACTGTAATAATATCTTTTTTAACTCTTCTATCTGAAAACGCAATTACATCACTTGTTGCTCTTATTGTACCAGTTACATCGAAAGCATAAGATATACCGCTTGTTTTCTTTACACCTATATTTCCCTGATCTGTAATATAAATTGCAGTATTACCCATGTTATCAATTTTCATGGGATTACCACTACCAGAACTAAATCCTATTCTACTCCACTGAGAGCCATTACTTTGTGAATCAATAAACTTTAAATATGCCCAACCCTCATTAGTATTAAATATATTTATTGCATTATCACCAGGAGT